TTAAGTTAATTTTTTTAAATTAAGTTAATTTTTTTTTAAATTTATATTTTTTTTAAGTTAATTTTTTTAAATTAATGTAATTTTTTTTTAAATTTATATTTTTTTTAAGTTAATTTTTTTAAATTAAGTTAATTTTTTTTTAAATTAGGAAATTAATTAGTTTAAAAATATATTAAAGATAATATTATATCATAATTAAAATGGAAAACAATTCTATTACGATTACAGATGAAACAATTGTGTCATATTATAGAGAGAACCCTAATATAAATATTGTAACCATGAATCATATCTTTATTGATATTTTAAAAAACCTCTCAATCAACTTATCAAATACAGTGAATTCAACTATTAATTCAAAAATTCTATCTATTGTATCAGATATTGATAAAAATATAAATACATTTAAGTCTGATATAATTATGAACTTTAATGAAAAACTTAATCAAACAAAAAAAGAATATATTGAAGACCTAAAAACGCAGTTAACAAATAATATTTTATCTAATAATGAAAAGATTTCTTCTATAATTGATAAAAATACTGATACAATAATAACAAAAACCACATCAATTATTAACGATATTGTTCCAAAAAGTCAAGATAAAAATTATGCACAAATTGAAAATTGTATTAAGGCGTTTTGCTTATCAATAGAACATGATACAAAACAATTGCTTGAAACAAAAAATAGAGATGAATCTTCAAACAAAAATATTATAGATAATATTGAAAATAATTTTTCAAAAATGATTTTAAGTATACAAACACCAATTTTTAGTTTTATTAATTCAAGTGAGGAAAGAACCACATCAGGGATACAACAAGTTAAAGATGGGTTTATTCAACAAAAACTCGTACAAGATAAATTGACAAATGAATTAACTGACTTTTTGAATAAATATAAAAATAATTCAAGTTTAAAAGGTACCGTTTCTGAAAATGAATTATATTTTATGCTGCAGTATATTATGCCTGGTGATGAAATAATTAGGGTTTCGGGAGACACTGCTACTTGTGATTTTAAAGTAAATAGAAAAAATAAAGATAAACCAACAATTTTATTTGAAAATAAAGATTATAATCGTAATGTATCAACAGATGAAGTTTTGAAATTTGAGAGAGACCTTCAATTACAAAAATTACATGGAATATTTATATCTCAAAAGACACCAATAACCTATAAGGATAATTTCGAAATTAATATTATAAATGGATTAATTCATGTTTACATTCCTAATTGCCAGTATGATACAAATAAATTAAAAATTGGTGTCGACATAATTGATATTTTATCATCCAAAATAGATATAATTAATAATACAAATATAGATGAGAATTATTCAACTAATAAAAAAGAAATAGAAGAACTTGCTGACGAGTATAGAAATTTTTGTATTGGTAAATTATCGATTCAAGAAACAGTTAAAATGATGAGTAAACAACTATTAGATAAATTAGAAGAAATACAACTACCTAAAATAAAAAATATATTAATTAAATTTGGTGCGATTGATAATGAAAACCTTAAATGTGCGTTTTGTAGTTATGAAGGTAAGAATAAAGCGAGCTTATCAGCACACTCTAGAAATTGTAAATCTAACTTAAAAAATAAAAAAGATGAAATTAATGAACCTACGATTATTATTGATAATGAAAATAAAATACAACCAATTCTTAAAACAGATAATAAAATAATAAAATCTAAAAAATAATCTTAGAAAATATAAATTAAATGTGTATATATTTTTTAACACATCAAAATAAAATATAATAATCAACTATTATTATATTTTATAAAGTATCAGGTAAATATATTAATTATTGTAGACATAAAAAGAATAATTAAACTATAGTCTATGTTTATAGATTTATGTAGACACAAAAAAGATAATTAATATATTAGGTATTTTTTATTTAATTGTTGTTGACACAGAATTATTTTGGAGAGATGGTATATTATTTATTTAATTGTTGTTGACACAGAATTATTTTGGAGAGATGGTATATTATTTATTTAATTGTTGTTGACACAGAATATTTTTGGAGAGATGGTCTATTATTTATTTAATTGTTGTAGACAAAAAAGAATAATTAAATCTATTGGATATTATTTATTTAATTGTTGTAGACAAAAAAGAATAATTAAATCTATTGGATATTATTTATTTATTTGTGTTGACACAGAATATTTTGGAGAGATGGTCTTTTATTTGTTTATTTGTGTTGACACAGAATATTTTGGAGAGATGGTCTATTATTTATTTAATTGTGTTGACACAGAATATTTTGGAGAGATGGTCTATTATTTATTTAATTGTGTTGACACAGAATAATTTTGGAGAGATGGTCTATTAATTATTTATTTGTGTTGACACAGAATATTTTGGAGAGATGTCTATTATTTATTTAATTGTGTTGACACAGAATAATTTTGGAGAGATGGTCTATTAATTATTATTATAAAAGCATTTTATTTTTATTATATTAGTATTTAATATTTTGGTTACTAAAAATTGAAATGATTTTTATACAAATACAACTTACAACACACAAATAACAAATAGAAAAGAATGTCAACAGTAACTAAATTTGAAATGGATGAGAAATTAAGTAAGATGAATAATTTAATAATGAATTTTATGGATTATACCAACAATAAAATAAAACTTATGGAAGAAGAAATTAAACAAAATAAAAATAAAATAAACATTCTTGAAAACGAATTGAATGAAACTAAAACTAATAATCAATATTATAAACATCAAATCAATATTTTAGAAAATGAGCTTATTCCCGATATTAATCGGAAACTTGAGGTCATTGATGGTCGTTTGGATGAAATAGATGGACAAATAGATGAAAAAAATGAGGAGATTGATGAACGTTTGAATAAAATAGATGGAAAAATAATAGATAAAAAACTCGAGGCGATTGATAAACGTTTGGATAAAATAGATGGAAAAATAGTTGATGAAGACGGTTATGAATTAGATGAAAAATTCAAGGGGATTTATGAGGGATTTGATGAAATAGATGAAAAAATCGATGTTATGAATAAAAAAATAAATAAAAAAATTAATGTTATGAACAAACAACTAACTAATGTTATTGGTATGAACAAAAGGCTAATTGAAATATACGATGAAAAATATAGTAATTGGACTGATATCTAATAATATACTTATCGATATTAAAAATATTCAATTATGGGCAACTAATATAACAACCCATCTAAATAACCGGAGGTAAATAAATAATAGTGACATTGTGGTTGGGTTGATTATGTATTAATTTCACGACGTATAGTAAATAAAAAACAAATAAAAAAGAGGCAACCCACCCTTTTTTATTAAATTGTGTTGACACAGAATATTTTTTGGAGAGATGGTATATTAATTATATATTGTTGTAGTCAAAAAAGAATAATTAATCTATTGGGTATTTTTATCTAATTGTGTTGACACCGAATAATTTTGGAGATATGGGTCATTTTTATTAAATTGGTGGGTTTATTAATTCATAATAAAAGCATATGAGTTTTATAAAATATTTGAAGTTGTAATTATATTGGAATAACATAAATATAATTAATTGCATGGTTTTTATATTTCCTGTGTCTACAACTATATTTCAAAATACCAAATAAATATATTAATAATTAATTTTCGGGTTTTTATAGTTTCATGTGTCTACAATTTTTTTTATAAAACTCGCGAAGGAAAAAATTGATAGATTCATATTTAATTATTCGTTTAATAATCATAACAATAAAACCCCTTCATCACTATATTTCATAATAATTATTAAATTTTATTTGTTAATATTTTTTACACATTTAAACATTTAAAACGTGGTTTATTTTATTTTTTATATTTTTTTAATTTCACGATTAGTATTATTTGTCAACTTGTATCATATAAAATTAAAAAACCACCAGTAAATACCGCGTTAGAATTATTGAAACTCGATAATATTTTTTACAAAATTATTATAGTTCTTCAGTAGACCATATAACAAAACATAAACGTTTTTTTCTATTGTCAATAAATAATTGCCAATTATCCTTGTCTTTATTTTTTTCTACTAGATCTACACTATATGTTGTCTTATTAGTATTGGCATTAACAACGTCTGAAATATGTTTTTTATAAGAACTATAAGTATTAGGTTGTGATATTTGAGCACAAACGGTGTGTGGATTTTTTATAAAATTATATAAGTTTGTATATTTTTCATTATTATTTAATATAGACAAGACAAAATCTATTTTTTCTTTTCTTTTCTTTGCTGTAAATATTATATCAGTTTCATTTAATCCATCTATTATAATTGGAATACGTTTAGTAGGAATAGGTTTAGTAGGTGTGTCTATCTGTTGGGTGTCTATTTGATTTATGGTTTTTAAATTTTGAATAAATTCTGGATTTACAAATAATTTTTTTGAGCATGTTGTCTTATATTTTATGTTTTTAAAAGGGTTTTTATAAAATTCTTCATATTCATTTATAGCATCAATTGATGTTCTATGTGGTCCAGTTTTATGTCCGTCTAATACTTTTTGTTTCCAATAACCGCTCATTCTACCAGGCAATCCTTGAACTTGAACATTTGTATCGTAGTTTTTAACATATCTTTCATGTGTAGCACCTATTTTCATTTTCCATTCATTCGGTATTAAATTAGCACGACGATAAAACCCTTTAACTGCTATCACTAAATGGTTTGAAATATTGTTAAATATATATGATAATTCGTCATATCCAATTCTGTCGTCCGATGTATGATTTTTAAAATCTATTTTATTTCTTATACAAGCATTAAATATGAAATCTTTATTTTTTTCATCAGTTCTAATAATATGAATCCTATAATCTAAAAGATAATTTTTTAAAATATCTTCCTGAACCCATTTTTCAGCAGTTGCGTCATTATTAATTAGATAATATTCTTTAATAAGATTATGTTCTAAAAACTCTTTGTGGCCTATATAAGTATCTGGTATAGTCATATAGTGTGTATAATGTTTCTCTCCCCATTTGTATAAATCTCGCAACTCATTTATCATCGTAGCAGAAACAAATACAAACCGAACATTATTTTCTTCCATATATTTCATATCTAATATACCGCTTTCCTTCAATATTATATGTAATTTTTGGTCCTCTTTATCACCACTATCAATTTCATCATTTATTATTATAGCATTTTTTATATTTTTTAATTTAGTCTTTAATCTTTGTAATTTACCATGATGATATACGTTATCTTTGAAACATGATGGTATTTTATCTTTCATATCATTCTCCCAAGATATATTACTCATCGCAGTAATAAAGAATATATTATTTCTATGTAAAACAAAACTGTTATCAGGATGCGTAGTCATATTTTTTGCTATTTCAATCATAAGACCATCCATACCTACTTTTGTCCTCTTTACAATACTAATAACTCTTATAGGTGTTTCATAAAATTTATTACATATTATGATAGCATCTTCTTTTTGATTCGCAAAAATGTATTCACTACTTGATTTTACATCACCCATAATAAATAATTCCTTATTTTTGCTTGTAGCACTCTGATAATCATTTAATACAATTTCTCTATTCAAATCAAGTATTGAATTGTCCATTTTGATTTATTTATTATAATATAATTAATAATTATTGAATTCAATTTTTTTAATAATTATTAAGTTATTGAAAACTCCAAATATAACCCGATTTTAGTTGATATATTTATAATGATGGAATCGATAAGCATAATAAGAATTTCAACATTTAGCTTTAGACTAACTAATGAACTTGGCATAAATGGTTATTACCCGGACCCTTGTTTAAATTTGTCGATTCAATGTAAATGTGCGAATGATACACTTACGGAAATAATACGTAGGTTAAATTTAATAAATATACTATTAAAATATCTATTAAATTCGAAATGAATGAGATTATACACTTTAACATATAATTTAACGACGCATAGTAAAAAAATAAAAAGGGGAAACCCTCCTCTTTTTTATATATTTGTGTTGACACAAAATAATTTTGGAGAGATGTCTATTATTTATTTAATTGTGTTGACACAGAATAATTTTGGAGAGATGGTCTATTATTTATTTAATTGTTGTAGACAAAAAAGAATAATTAAATCTATTGGATATTATTTATTTATTTGTGTTGACACAGAATATTTTGGAGAGATGGTCTATTATTTATATATTTGTGTTGACACAGAATATTTTGGAGAGATGGTCTATTATTTATATATTTGTGTTGACACAGAATATTTTGGAGAGATGGTCTATTAATTATTTAATTGTCAACAATAAAAAAATTGAAATGAATTTTATACAAAGATAACTAACAATAAACAAACAAACAAACAAATAATAATCAAGAATGCCATCACCATCATATCAAAATAATAAAAAACATATTTATAAATGGGTTGCTAATAATAGAGAAAAACATAATAATAATTGTAGAGAAGGAAATCGTAAAAGAATGACATATTATAGAGAGGCAAAACGATTTCGTTTACTTTTTAATATATAAATTAATTTGTTTAAAACTTTATTAAAAAATACACAAAGAATTAAATACGTATTATGAAACAAAATAAAAAGGGGAAACCCTTTTTTATTCCAAGTGTTATGTTATACACAAATTTTTAGTAATTAAATAATTAAGTAAATATAAAAAAATTGAAATGCTTTTTATACAATGACCCAAAACAAAAAAACAACCAAATAAAATAATAATATTAAAATGAGCAACTCAGGATATTTCAGTGGCAACAGAAGCGAGCAAAATATAACATTATGTTATATTTGCATACAGCCAGGAGGTGTATATAAAAAAACACCCGAATGTAATCATACATTTCATCATAAATGTTTAGATAAATGGTATAGAACGTGTTTTAATAATAATCATGAACTATCATGTCCTTTATGTAACCGTAACGTTTTATCCACCGAACATCTAAACGTGTATACATACCGCGATGTAAAACTATTTAACCCGAAAAACACAGACCTTCTTTATTATAACATTGAATGTTACGAGGACTATAAAATAGCAACCATTAATTCTTATTCTACAACTAATAACCCAAGTGATATAATTATTAGTTTGGATGAATCTGTAAAGGACGACATTATCAGATATGTTGAGGAAGAATTAGAGTGTATAAATATATCTTCCGTTGAAGATTCTGAAAGTAATACACATTCACCCTTAAGACAATATATTGAGATTCAGGGTTATACATGGTCGACTCTTATATATCTAATGAAAACCGGACATATTAGAAGAGAACGTTTGTATAATGAGTAATATTTAAAAACAAATAAATAAATAAATAAATAAATAAATAAAAACAAATAAATAAAAAAATAAAAATAAACGATAAAATAATAAAAAAAGGGAAAACCCACCCTTTTTTATTCGAACCTTTTTTGTAATTAAATAAATGAGTAAATATAAAAAATTGAAATGCTTTTTATACAAATACAACTTACAACAAACAAACAAATAAAATAAACAAATAAATAAAAGAAATATGTTGGTGGCAAATTTAACAACAAGACAATATATTGAATATGCTGATTCTTTTGAATTAGATAACTGTTTAAGACACTTGCTTTCGGTTAATAACAAATATACTGCTATTTTAACAGCAGATATCGGAGAAAGCACCTGGAGAAGAGATGATAGAATAGTTTATGTTGAACCGCATCATGAAAAATATGTGAAAAAAGAATTTGGTGGAGTATATATTCACGACGTAATTAAAAATAAAACACGATGTAATTAAATATAAATTCAACTAATACGCCAATTTTAAAAATAAAAAAAAATAAAAAAATAAAAAGGGGAAACCCACCCTTTTTTATTTAATTGTGTTGACACATAATAATTTTGGAGATATGGTCTATTATTTATTTAATTGTGTTGACACAGAATAATTTTTGGAGAGATGGTCTATTAATTATTTAATTGTGTTGACACAGAATATTGGAGATATATTTAACCTTTAAGTATTTGAAAACTAAGTTAAATACATAAAATTATAAAAATAATGGATATGACTCTTAAAGAGCAAGGATTAAAACAACAGTTGGTTTATAAATTATCCGATTATTTATTGAAAACTAATAATTCATATTCAGATTTATACATGTTTATTGAAACACTAAAACAACAATATACAAAAGAAAATAATTCAGATTTATTTCAAGTAATAGAACATTTAAGGTCAAATATAAGTAATTATGCGATTCGTCGAGAAAGATTATCTGTATCGGATTGGTTAATAAATGTTAGGGATTCAAGACTTATAACAGAATTACTAACTTTTGTGGATGTCGACGAATATAGATTTAATGAGTTTGAAGAAAAATTACAATATATTCAAATTCAACTTAATGAAATAAAACAAATAAATTTATGTCAAAATTCAACTATTTTGAAAATTGACGAAAATACATCAAACCAGTAATTATTTATTTAAAGTATTATGGATTTTAAATAAATATTGATATGGTCCTTTATTTATAGATTTGTGTTGACACAGAATAATTTTGTTTGTTTACTTATGTAAAAATTATAATTAGTTATTATTGTCATAACTAATTATAATATAATTAAGAGTCAAATTCAATATTTATAACAAAAAATAAATTTCATTAATTGTCGAAATTATAATTATAAAATTATATTATTTTTAAATAACTTTGTTGGTCTATTGCGTAAAGTGGTTCAAATAGAATATATCCGTGTTGTTTAATAATTTCAGAAGTTTGTTCACTTAGACCATCTCTACTAAATATGGTTAATATAGTTCCATCATTAAGTTTATAGTATTCTATATGGTGTCTTATATCTTTTTCATCAATTATTATACACGCTTGTTTTTGAGTTTTAACTGGAATCTTATAATTCAAAATTACTTTTTTTAAATTATATATCTCAACAAGTTTATTTCTATTTTCACCGATGTTTGTTTCATTAATTCTATCTCGTTCTTCTAACTTATTATACCCTCCCCAATAAGTATTTTCAAATAATTTTGGATGCTTAGTAAAATCACAACTTCTTTCAGAAATATATCTCATATTATGGTGTAAGTTATATAACAATAATAAA